GCAGGAACATAACAAGTGTCATTAAGAACACTGTCAAACTCTTCATACAGAGTTGTTCCATAATCGATGTTGAAAATGTATTCGAGTACTGGCATACGTAATAAATCACCAAATTTAAGATTTTCAACCGCGATTTGAAGTTGAACCCACTCATAATCGTCACCACCATATCTTTCTTGAAGATCTGATAATGTGATTTCTAATGGTAATTCTGATAATCCACACCTAACTCGTAATGCGTTTATTAGCAATGAAACTGGTTCATTAACTAAAGAATCTAATTTTTGCTTAATTAAATAATCAGCAAGCATTTCATGACTGCAACGTGCATATTGTTCTTTTGTCATACCAAACTGAACACGATTTGGAGCACCGTCAACGATACCAAATGAACGTAAAATTGGTCCATACACCAACCAACTCTTCCTACCATTGTAAGCCCTTTTTAAAAAGGTCACTTGATTGAAAGAGTTGACACGTTCCATCGTCACGATGTAACCTGCACGCTTTGCACCATCAACTATAGCTGATGGCATGTCATTAGTTTCTAAAAACACATCATAAATGTTCTTGTTAATCCATAAACATGCAATATTGTTTAATATTGTAGTTAACTTTGAACCGGAATACTCAAAGAAAAACGCAGGAAGAATACTAAGAAATTCTCCACGTTTACATGGATTCCGAATCATAGTAGGATAAGCACATTGTTTAATACATTTTGCTGCTTGGCTCCAAAAACCAAGCTGTTTAGAGATATATCCAACAACACAAAAAATTGGAAAATTATTTGAAGCATCACACTGATTAATATCAATGATATATTTTTGTAAAACACCATCGTTATTGTGAATTAAAAAACTATCATCTCCTTTATAAACAACACGTACGTTGTCAATTTCAGTTTCAGACATTCTTTGGAAAATTTTATCTGAAGCTGTAGGACATTGTCCATCACAGCTTTGAACTTCAAATTTTGGTTTCTCATCTTCAAAGAAAGATGGAAACATGGTAGTGCTACTATTAGAATCCAATTCTAACTCACTAAAATCAACCACATAATGAAATAATTTTAACAAAACGGGTGTCAAAATTACATCGATTAAAGCTCCATATATAAATGTAGCAAATAATCTGACGGCTTTCCCTGGTTTAGCCCACTCGAACTTAACCCTTGTTGTTGGAGTGACGTTATCTATATCGTCATAGTTTCTCTCAACATATTGTCCATAAAGGAGTCTTTTGGGATGTGGTAATTGAACAAAGTAAGATAAAATTTCATAGCGGCAATGAAGTAAAAAT